ATGCTGGTGTGTAATGATAAACAGGCGTATCAATCTTGCTAAAAGCCAGAGCTGACTTAACAGATTTTCTTTGATCTCCGATANCCTCTNCCNCCCGGTATCTCTGTTACATTCGCATCACCTGACGCNGCTCGTATTACGTCCTTATAGTTTTTTCCACCTTGAACCACAACTTTGTCGTAGCCCTCTAATGTGTTCTTTATCCTGTCCATTTGGCCAGCGTCTTGTTTAAATTCACTTGCTCTGTTGGTATCCATCAGCTGATCGTAATCTTTTATTTTAGTATCCGCCCTTATCAAACCATGTTTGGCTGACAAAATAGCTACATCTACGTTATCCGGCACACCCTGTTTCTTCAAACTTTGGAATACGGGCCCCAAGTAACGGTCAACTGCTTTCATGTCCCCAACGTCAGGACACTTTGTTGAGCTACAAGATAAAACAAGAAGTTGTTTACCTTTCTTACTTTCTGGGGCAAATAAGCTGCCCGAACCTAGATCTATATCATCAGCTGCCTTGGTCCCTCCTTTGGGAGGCTCAAAGTCTGTCATAGCCATAATAGAACTGTCAGGACCTTCTGTAGCAAGTTTTGGTCCCATGTACGGAATAAAACCTTCAAGACCTTTTCTAGCTGCTTTCGCTGCGGGACCCACCATAGGCAAAACACTTGCAATCCCTAGAGTAGCTAAACCAGTGCCAGCCGCTGCTTCCAAAAAGTCATCGCTTTGAATCATCTCGCCGCTCTGCGATAAGATGCCGGGCAGCTCGTATGCAGCTATCGCTTCTCCTGTGCCGGGCAGAAACGACGCTGCGTCATACAAATCCTGTGCAGAAGTGCCTTGTTTATCTTTAGCCTCTAGTCTTGAAAGTACGTTTCTGTAATTTTGCTGAGGATCAGCCATTTACACCTCAATAATAAGCCCTTACCTGTGCTGATACATCGCTCTCGTCCCAATCGTCACTCGGCAGCTGTACAAAATTACCCTGACGATACCGCATGAGAGCCTGTGTCATGCTATCAACAAGGTCATCATACTCTCCATTTGGAAAAGCTGCAACCTCTTCTATCATTTCATCAGCAAAAGCCTCATCGGGGACCCAAACCATACCCGCTTCAAACAACGGAGATACCGCATGCACTCTTGATACCTTATCGTTGCCTTTACTCGGTGTAAAGTTAACCACCGGTATGCCCATGTTCCGTAATTCGTGGGTCAAAGGCATACCAGAAGCCTTCGCTTCTATGATAACTGTCTCTGGGTCCCAATATTTATACTGATCTAGCGCCAGATCTTTCAGCTCTGGGAAGTCCCAGCGTCCTTTTTTACTATCAAGCAGTATCAAAGCCGGTGGTCCGCCCTGTTCTTCTGGATAAAACACGCCCCATGTTGTTATCGCACTAAAGTCAGCCGTTTCTCGTTTCGAGAACGCCGTATCGTAACTCTGAATGACGTATTGTAGGTTAGGAACTGCTGTTTTTTCCCATTTTTGCCACCATTCTCGCTTAATTATCGCATTTTCTTCACCCGTGGGCCGTTGTTGGTACTGCGCGTTCCATTTACTGGGTGGTATTGACGCTTTCACAGCTGTCAAATCGTCCAAACTCCAATATTCTGGCCAACACGGCTGTCCACTATCAAAAATAGCAGGCAGCTCCACTACTTCCCACTGGTCTGCAAGCTTATCTTTAGCCATAGAACGCATTAACTGCCCCGTTAAATCCTTTTCGGACCACCTAGTCTGGACCAAAACAATACTGCCACCCGGCTGGAGCCTCTGTCGGGGGCCCCCAGTGTACCAATCCCATGCATCTTCAAAGCCGTTGTTACTCATTGCAGTCTGTTCCGAGTGCGGATCGTCGATTATAACAAGATCACCACCTCGACCAGCTAAGTTTGATCCAACACCGACCGCATAATACATGCCACCCTTATTCGTGTCCCATCTTCCAGACGCTTTACTGTCCGCTGCTAACTTTACATCGGGGAAAACTTCACGGAACTCTTCTGTGTCCAAAAGGTTTTTGACCTTACGACCAAAATTGACCGCTAGTTCTGTTGTGTGTGTCGCTTGAATGATCTTCATATTCGGATTTTTGCCCATCATCCACGCCGGAAACAAAAAGGATGCGAACTCTGACTTCGTGTGACGAGGTGCCATATTGATAATCAGACGTTTCAGTTCTCCCGTCGCTACCCGTTCTAACTTCTCGGCTATGATCTCGTGGTGCCTGCCCTGTATGAAGCTCGGCCAGATGGTTTTGACAAATGATAAAAACTGTTTTTGACAAGTTTCATTCTTCTCTAATTGTGCTAAACGTAATTCGAGTTTTAAGCGTCTCTCGTCGTGTGATGTAACTTCCATATAGGGGCCCCTAACGTATCTTATTTTATGCGATTTATGGCTTATTATACTATAGTTAATCGCTATTTCAATTTTTATCTAATTGTTTGTGAAAAACTTAGCACATGCCTGCGCTAGCCAACGCACGCGCGCCGTCGATTTTTTGCCGTTTTTCCTGATTTTTTGCGCGCGAATTAGCCTCTATTTTCTAAGGATCCTAAGCAATTTTTTAAGCGTCGGCGTTCTTATCTCCTTCAGCTGGTGTTATGCTTTTCGGCGTTCGTTTCGTGGATCACGGCGCACGGATCACGGCGCATTAATAAAAAAAAGCAGCGCTTTCTTTTTTCGTGACGTTAAGCGCTGCTTAAATTGCGAATCACGGTTTAAGTAATATTATTAATGTTCTATACGTTTCAGCTCTGGACGATTGGCGCACGGTGCCTTAATTAACTATTTAATACTGATTATCATTTAAACGNGCTAAGGCTGTTTCTAGANCGTTAAAAAAGAAAGTAAGGATAAAAAAAACGCCGTTAAAATAACGGCGCTTAATTCGTTTTATTTGGTGGTTGATTATGTAAAAGCAATTAATGAATATAAACAAAATACACAAAAAGAAATAAAACAAAGTATTTCAATAAATAAACGAATCACCATTTGCCTCCCGTATTATTTAGATCAATAAAATTATTATTTGTTAATACTCCGTTTTCAATCGGCGTGTTCAAATATTTTGAATTGGTCGGATAAGCTCCATCATAAAACTTTAATTCTGATTTGCCTTTATGGAGTACAGCTCTTTTGATTAATTGCCCGTCAATATAAAATCTAAATTCCTTATCGCCGTTTTCTAATTGTCGGTGGGTTGTGCAATGTTTCAAAAATAAATGGCTATTTCTTGAACTGGTGCCGACTCTAACTTCTACTTCTCCAGTATTTTTAACGCCGTAACTTTTACAGCTGTTATAGATACAAGCTGTTATAATATTCCAGATTGGATATTGTCGCATTTTTTAAACTCCTATAATGTTAAATGTGATTTATCCCATATAATAATAAAAAACCCGTTAAAGTCAATTAACGGGTTTTTATCTCGTTCAGCTCGTAAAGTTTAAACTGGGATAACTTTCCCGTGTACAAGCTCTTGATATGATTCAACAACTACGTCCTTATGTGATTTTTTCAAATAATTGATATATTCGGGATCTTTAACATATTTGAAAATTTCGTTGATGTAGTCGTTTTTAGTTTTGAATTTTTTAATCAAAAGTAAAACTCCTATAATGTTAAATGTGATTCTTCTTTTATATTAAAAAAACCCGTTAAAGTCAATTAACGGGTCTTTTGTCAGCTTTTCCAGATAAGTTTATTTATCTGATTTATCTTTTTTTACTTCGCTTTTTTTGTTTTCTTTTTCGTTAAAAAACTGCTCTTGAAAATGTTCATCAAAATTTATGACGTTTAAGCCTACCTGATTTAAATTGTTCATAAGCTGATCTAAATTTAATTTATCTTTTGGCATTTATAAAACTCCTATTAAATATAAATGATTTTGTCTTTTCCAATTTTGGAATCTATTTTTTGTTGTTGTTTAAACTTAGTACTAAACCATTTTCTCATTGGTGTATTACCTACATTAGTTTTTAACCCTATAAACTTTTTCAATAAATCCATATCAGCAAGTATTGATTTAAATGTTTTGGGTTCAAAATGAAAAGGGCAACCATTAAACATTTCAGCTATAGAAATTCTATAAAAAACTTCCTTAATATTTTTCTCGGTAAAATGTCCAATTTCTATAACCATAGTACAATAAATCATTTCAGTAACAATGTTATCAGGGACGCCTTCAAGATTACATTCTTTTAAATTATAATGTAACGCCATTGGTTTTTTCTCCTATAAAGTTAATGTGATTTTTAATAAGTACAAAAAAAACCCGTTAAAGTCAATTAACGGGTCTTTTGTCAGCTGTTTCCAGATAAGTTTATTCTTCGCCTACAAAAACTATTTCGCCTTTGTGGTTTGGATCGGAGGGCATACTGCCCGTTGGCATTGGACATACTAATATTTGTTTTTTTAAATCTATCCAATAATTAGGTTTGCTATCGCCTTCTATTTTTCCGTCCAAGTTTTCATATTCTGATTGTTCAATAACTCTGATAAACATTTCCCCAATATCAGAATCTTGTTTTACTAGATCTTGTAAGTGTTTAATTAAATCATTTACGTTCATTTAATTATTCTCCTCGTTTTCATTATCATGAGTTTTAAATATAAAAGTTTTAATCTCAGGCATTTCTTCAGCTCGTTCTTCCTGATAATGGAGGGCGTCCTCTTCAGTCATGTAAAAGCCGTCCTGAGTAAATCCTTTATCAGATTTTAAATATAACCCATAACCCATTGGATTTTGCTCTAAGTAATGAGTTAAATGTTCATCAATGTCAGGATTATACATTTCAATAATTTCAATCTCATCTCGGTCTACTAATTTATGTAGCCAATCTTTATATTGTTTACGGTCAAAATTTTCTACTTTTTTAGCCTCTTCGAGGTCTACAAATATTAGACCTAAACTAATTTCCCATTGGGTAGGGTTTTTTTCATATATTTTATATTGTCGTTTAGTCATTTTATTTTATCCTATACAGTTAGTGATATGGGATATTATGCATACTTTCCTAAAAAAGAAAAGCCCCGTCTGGACGGGGCTTAAATCGGCGTTAATATGTGGGTAGTTTTTAACTTGCCATTGCTACCCTATTCCAGTCGGTTTTACCTAGGTTTAAAACTTTTCCTCCTAGGCGTTGCCAAAAATCAACATTGTCAGGATCAGAAGTATTACCTACAGATGTGCAAGCGTTAACAAGTGTTGCCCTATTAATCTTTTGGTTTTGTTCATACCCTGATTGTCCTATAGTCTGAAGTAAACCCTCTAGTACATTGCTAGTTTCTTTTTTAGATAAAGTTAAAACTTTTCCTAAATTTTCGACTGATTCATTCATAGGTACGTTAACTACGTCCTCCTTAGCTCTTTTCATTTTTTCAATGTTTTCGTCAAAAGCATNTCTACTAGCNTATGAGCTAACAATGTCCCTGAGCTGAAGTTTTAAACTATGGTTGTCAGCTTGTTTAGTTTCGTCGGTTAATACATTCCAAGTGTCGCCGTCCCTCGCTGAAGTTATATGTGCCTTACGGGTTACGTTTTCGGTTTGCATACCATTTAAACAAGCTAACGTCCAAGCTATGCCAAATACAGCTACTGATCCTGATCCAGTTTCAGAATTACTAATTCCAATTCCATGTGCCATTAAATCATTTAATCCTGCATCAGATTGTATAACTTCAGATTTTAAACGTATGTAAAGTTTTTTATCGGTATTAGCATAATTAACAATTTTCCAACTGGCGTCCGACTCTCCAAGTGTCGGTAAAGCTGATTCCAATAAATCAGAATTATCAAAAGTCTTAAACTTATCAGATAAGAAAGCTCTAGCCGTACCCGTATGATTGTCATAATTAAACGGGTTTGTATGATTTGAATTATCAAAAGTTCTAACCATACGTTTAGAATTTTCTTTTTGCCAAATAGCGTTAATCAAATTATCCATCTCTTTTGGATAGTTCTGCTGTAAACGTCTAGCCGTTGGCGTCGCTATCTCAGCCTTTTGAGCTATTTGGTCGAAGCAATGTTGATTAACATTAAGAATTTTAGTTCCCTCGCCGTTATTCGCTTCCATAACTATTTGGCTGTGATTAGTTCCATGTACCCTATCTTCGCTTTCAATCGTTCTAAACTGAAGCTGATTAGTCGGCGCAATGTAGTCTTGCTTCATTTTATTCTGCTCAGTAATAACATGAAGCATATCTTCTAAAGATTTATTTTCGTTTTCTAAATGTCGCATATTTTTCTCCTATATAAAATGCAATTAAAAAAAGCGGGGTGTGATGCCCCGCTTAAATAGTATACGATTTATCTTATATGTAAAGTTTTTAGTTTTTATAGCTTTTAAAAATCTCCATAAATGATAGTAAACGTCCCATCTACTATTTTAATTTCATATTTAATTTTATACTTATCTAAAGAAGCAAAAAGCCCATTCTTTTTAATTTCATCTTTAGTGATTCCTTTTGGTAGTGAATATATATTATGTATTAACATTTTCCAAAATCTCCCGCTATGTGGTGCCTTAATACAGTTCCATATGGTAGTTCCTGAACAAATTTTAAAAGTTTTAGTTCATCAGGATCTTCATCAGCTGTCTGAGTTGTGGCGTTCCAATGTAATAAAACATTTCCTCCAGTTGCATAACAACCGCCGTTATCTTTTTCACTACCCGCCTTTTTCTTATAAACGCCGTGATCGGTAAACCCTACAATAAAGTTTCTATCCATACGACTACATAAAGGTTTTCCATTTCCGCAAGTGCTACAATCTGTACTGGTATATTCTGCGGGGCATCTAACTATCTTATGATCGTTAATAGTTTCTGATTTGCCATTTGTTTTCCAGAATGTTTCTTTTACGTTTATTACTGCGGGTACGAATGAATTTAAAAACAAGTCGGCTAAGTTTCGAGCTGAATAGTTTATAACAGTTTTACCTATCTTTAATTTATGTTTCCATAAACTAGGGTTAAAATGTGAGTAAGTAAAACTAACGCCGCCTTTTGGGACGGCATCAGATACTGCATCAAGATAGCTATAATCTATTTCAGTTGCACCCGCTGAAGTGTCAGGTTTTAAATTACAATCGATTGGGCAAGTTGCGAATTTGTCAGCTCCACCCGCTCTATATGTTACGGCACAATTTGTAGTTTTTTTCGCAGTTGATTTTTTAACTAATTTCAACATTGTTTTGCACCCTCCATACTTTAGATATTTTGTCTTCAAATTTGTCTTCCAGATATTCTATTATACAAGCTAGTTCTGACTGAGTGTAGTCTTTCGCATAATCAGATTTTTCATACTGCTCAATAGTTTTAGATACATGATAAAAAATATCTTCATAATATGTAAATCTTTTTAATTTTGGATCATTAAACCATACGCTCAATAAGTCATAAAAAACCATAAACTTGTAAACGGGGTTTTGTTCGTGGGCGCTATCCCATAATTTTTGATCGAATGTCATAGCATTTTTATCATTAGTCATCTATACACTCCTCCAAAAATTCCTTAATCGAAGAGTCACTAACATGGTCGGCCAAAAAAGCCGTTATGTTATCGCCGTCTACATTTTGTAATAAATACTTAAACTCAGGGTTAGCGGGTTCGCAATTAAAACAATCATCTATTAAAAACCATATTAAATCACGGCCTTCAAGTTTAGCAATGTGATCTTTTAATTTATTTACTGTGCTTTTACTCATTCTAGTCGTCCTCCTTTTTTGAATATGCAATAACTAAAAAGTCTATATCTTCAAGTGATCTATCGTCTTTCTCAGGATTTTGAATATAGTCTATAAGTTTAAAATGTGATTTGCCTCCAAACCAAGCCGTTCCGTCTTTGGTGTTCATAGGTATCCACCCGTTTTTGTCTAGGTGTTTTAATTGATCTTTATTTAGAAACATTAATTTTGCCTCCTTTTCATCATCTCACTACTGATTATTTCATTAATTGTATTCAATAAAGCACCAATGTTTTTATCTGTTGATACTCCGATTTGTTCAATCGTATCGTCAGCTACTGAAAAATCTTGTGCAATCCAATCTTTTTCTTCTTGTTTCCAATCGTTAAGATCTTCTTCAGTACCAAAAGATATTGCATAACCCTGATCTTCATAAACGCTTCTTTTGTAAATCTTCATAAGTTTCTCCTATATATGTGATTTATCCTATACTTTTACCTAATAAAAAAGGCCGTGTCAATCACGGCCTTAGTGTCAGCGTCTTCGCTTAATTGTTTTTGGTGGTCTTTTTTTATACTTATCGTAGTCTTCGCCGTATAAAAGTTTGCCTATCCAATCAAATAGAAAAAACATTTTGCCTCCTTTCTTTATTTATCCTCTGGACAATATTGACGTTTCCACATTTCAATATCAGGCCAATGACATTGTCCATGCTTTCCTATGGTATCATAGTCCATCCAACCATTAGACTCATCGACGCCTTTTAAAAAAGCAAAGTATTCTTCTTCGCTATCAAAAGTATACTCTTTAATATCGTCTGCGCTTTTAGAACTACCCCAAGCTATTTGAATTTTGATTGGCTCTAACTTTTTCTGTAAAGCTCTCAATGCTCTAACATCTTTTTTAAGATCTAACTCATTTTCATAATGAAAACCAAGTTGTGTTTTTGAATTTACGGCATCGACACCCTGAGAAAGACCCGTAGACAATATATGTTTCATTTCAACCACACAGCCTTTCAACAAGTGTAGCTCTTCTTTAGATAGATTGTTCATTTAACCCTCCACAAACTTTGAAAGGTCATAGTCAGAATACTCAGCAACATCTTTTGGACATTTGAAACGAGTAAACAAAAGCTTGGCATCTTGTAAGATGCCTCGCTCTTTTCTATTAGTTTCAGTCGTACTCAGCTCTCCGTCCTCCGTCAGGTTCTCCATAGCTAAACCGCAAGAAATTTCTTCCCAACATTGTTTAGCCTCGGCCTTGGTTTTTGGAAAAGCACCCCTGACATAATTCCATCTTGGATCATCATCAGGAAATATAATTTTAACTCTATTCATCTTCGTCCTCCTCGTCGTTTTTATAAAAAATTACAATATGCTCTATCTGTTCTCCTTTTGGAACGTCGCCTTTTCTTTGAGCAATGATGTTCTCAAGGTCTTGAGTGTCTGCATATTTCCAATTTGTATGTCCTACGATTTCTTCACACGCCTGATCTAGGGCATCACTATCATATTTAGCCATTCTGCACCTCCATTGAACGCCAAACCATTTGGTTTTCTAGCTCAAGGCTGACATTGATATGCTTATTAAAGTTATCGCAAACTTGTCTGCAATGTCCCCAAGAACCTACAAACTTATCAAGTTCATGTGGATCATTTGGATTGGCCTTGCCTAACGGCTGATAGCCACCTTCGTTCCAAGTTACTTTTGCAACTCGATATATACCTCTCTGTCCTTCTTCTTTGACAGGTGTATAACAATGTTTGTCTTCNGTTTTAATCATAACATTTCTCCTATAAATATGTGTTATAGGATTTATCTTATATATTATTAATCAAAGATCAAGGAAAAAGTTTTAGGCCANTCAAAAGGATATTCTGTTTTAAAGATAGGCTTGAGTTTCAGACCTTTTATTCTCAGGTCTACTGCTTGACTACCTGAATACAAATACATTGTGTTTTGGGATCTAACAAGAACCCATACAGAAGCTCTGCTATGTCTAGTAAGCCAAGCGATTTGTAATGAAGATAATCTAACTACATTACCTGATGTGACTTTCAACTCTACAAAATGAAATTGATTTTTATCATCACAGATTAATAAATCAGGGATGCCAAGTGTCATCCAGTTTTCTATTCTAGTTAACAAAATGTCTTTGGGTAGTCGGCCGACAGCTTTTTTAATTTCTTGGAAGAACCCGCTTTCCTTCTTCGGCTGAACTGGTGGCCTCGTGGTCAATAACTTCTTCAGCGTATCTCGGTTCATATGAATCCTTTATTTCTTTGAGAGCTTTCAACACTTCATCCTTGGACATACTATCAATAGTGCCATGACGGATTTCAGATTTATTAATGTAGATATTACCATTTGCCTGACCTCGTCTGAACTCAGCTTGTACCGCCGCCGAATATGCACCATTTTCTAATGCAACATCTCTTATTCTTTGTAAGTCTCGTAAATGTCTTTTATATGTAACACCATACTTTTCATCCAGCTCGTCCCGATAAATTTGTATTGCCCTACAAACATGAGGGCATATCTCAGGATTAGTCATTTCATATGCACGAGTGTGAGCAGAAGAAACTGGAAAGCCAGCATTAATCGCAGCTTCTCTCATGGTTATTGTTCCATCGTTGCTAACAAGTTCTTTTACAAACAACTCTTGTTTTCTAGTTAGCTTACTATGAATATCTACTTTAGGCCTTCCCCGACCTTTTTTAATAGGCTTCAAATTATTCATATCTCTATATATACACCAGAAATTATTTTTTTACAAAAAACTTTTTGAGGCCCATTAAGGCCAAAATTGATTTAAGAAGGTTACATATTTGAAAACACAAGTGTAACCAATTATGTAACCAGTAAAACTGTTGGTATATAAGGGTTACAGAAGAAAGTTACATAAGTTACACCAGTTACGCCTATATTTAGTAAAAAAATATTTTTTTATTTTCAGCTCTATATATAAGGGAAAGTAACTTTTGTAACTAAAAGTTATTGTTTTTGAATTTTTTTCTAATTAATCGCTGTACTTCAGTCAAAAAGGTTTCCTTGCGAGGCGTGACGCGTGGGTCGAGGATGTGGAGTTGCCACACTTTCTTCATAGTCGGCCGGTCGTTCAAGTTTGGCCCTTGTTGGTGGGATCCATTGAACTTCAGTTTTAAATTTTGGAACCCGTCTTTGAGAGCTTTCCCAGATGAACCAAGCATAACTAGTAGCCGTTGAAGCTGTTGCTGACAGACGACCTTTAATGATTGGAACTCGTTCTGTAAATTGAGCAATAATTGTTGGCGGGTTTTGTTTAAATAGTCTTTCATATCGACCTACGCTTTCTATGAACTGTGTCCGAGCAAAGATAGCCGTAGATTCTTTAGCCAAGGGTANNGCCTTGAGTACAAATTCTTCAGCTANGTTGAACGGCGGGTTAGTAATAATAAAATCGTATTCTTCGTTGACGTCCCTAGATAGAAAGTCTGCGATACGATCTTGTCCATAATCAGCTATGTCACATGACATAACTTCAGGGAAATATTCTTCGAGGACCTTGGCCATATGTCCCGCTCCGCACGCTGGTTCTAGGCAAGTATATTTAACAAAGTCATCTTTAGGTTGTTGGGGGTAAATAAAATTTGGCTTTAGTATATGTTCAAACAAAGCACGGGTAGCCCAAGGCGGGGTAGGAAAGTAATCGAGACTATCCTGATCTTCGTGCCGTTGGGACATAACCGCGTGTGTTTTGTTTTGTTCAGTCAAGCGCCGTATCCATCGGGACAACAGTCCTCACAAAAAATTTTGTCGTCAAAAAAGAAAGCAACTTCGGCACAAGTCTTAGCACCGCAGTCATCACATTCTCTATCATAAACATAACATTGACTACAAGTCTCAGGAACTTCGTCGTCTGCAAGCATGGAGCTGTAGATGTAGCCACAATCGGTACAACTAAACTTACCTTCTTGTTCTCTAACCATTTTCAATCGACTCCTTTTCCATTTCAACTAGGCCTATAGTTCTCTCTAGCTGAGTTAATTCTTCTTTCCACATTGGTTCATTAGGCTCACATTCTACTTGTTTCTTTTTTTCAGCAGCCATGTTGCCTAAAAACTCAAGGGTAATATCCATATATAATTTATCATATCCTCTTGCCATCTTTTTCTCCTATATAAGTTTAGTGTGGAGCGCCTTGAGGTTACGTCACTAAGATAAATGCTGAGATCTACCACAGTCCTGAACGAGCTAAACACTCCACACATACAGTTATAGGATTTATCTTATACGCTTGTCAATAAAAAAAGCTCCGAGGAAACATGGAGGACACGAAACTCGGAGCTTTATCACATTTTATATAGGATAAGAGCAAATGAAAAGGGTACTTACTCTTAGATTTGTTATCGCATATATTTATATACGCTGTCAAACTTTATTTTTTACCAATACTTCTCAAACTTTCCATGACTTGGTCAATGTCGGGTTCAGTTCCATTTGGATCATATAAACATTTGTACTTCTTGGGGCACCACGATTCGATCATCATAGTAAATGTTTTATTACCACCCTGATAAATACAGGCTCTTTTATTTGTATATTTTGAAGTGATTCGCTTCTTTAAACGACAAGTTGTGTATTTTTTCTTATCAACTTTACCCTGATTTTCTAATTGTTGTTTAGTATAGGCACGGGGCGTGAAGGTATAGCCGTCCGCTTTTGCTTTTTTTACCCAGATACCGGCCACCAGCACAGCAAAACCACCAATAATGGCTATTACAATGAACCAAGTTATGGCTTCGCCTATTTGACGCCTGAGCTGTTGCTGTTTGTACACAGTCTCTTGTCTTTGTTTTCTTATTTGCCCTTCCATCTTGAGCAAATCATCGTAGGCTTGTGGCCCGTAGGTCATGTTAAGAAACACCTTCAGCTCGTAGCGCTGCTCTTCCAGCTTCTTTTTAGCCGCGTAGGCTGAGAGAGCTGCCTCTTCGATAGATCCGGCTTTGAATAACTTACCAAACAAGGGAGGATTTTTGGCTTGCTTTTCTGCATTATCTATATCAGAGACGGCTCCCATCCAACGTCCGATGTCTCCCGACATTTGTTCAATATCGCGAGCTGCGGCAAATCCTTGTTTGATTGCATTAAAAGCACTGTTAGCCACAGACATAGCTGCGGTAATTGTTAACGGGTCCATACTGCACTGTAACACACTTTTAAAAAAAAATAAAAGTCAAGACTGTTATTATAAAAAAAGTTATTTATAGTTAGAAGTTATGACCAATCAGATATTTAGGGGTAGACCAGTGACAATATGTTGTACTTGTGGCGGAAAAAAATACGCATCGACCTGTAAATGTCACAAAATTAACCATAGACCGATAAAAAAAGGAGGAAATAAATGGATTTACCAAACAGAAGACCATGTGTCACGACTGACGTTGGAGAAGGACTAGCCGTTAGTGTATCATACCACCCAGAAACTAACGAGGCGGTTGAGGTATTTGTATCTAGTAGGGGTAAAAAGGCATCTGATGGGCCCATGACAGACGCGTTATATAACTTAGGTGTTCAGGTATCGAGTATCATACAAAATAAAGAACGAATCACTTAGAGACTTGGTTGATTCGCTTCATATTAGCTTCAACGAACTCTTCAACTCTCTGCTGCTCTTCAGATTTATACTGTGAATAGATATATCTGAGCTGGCCGCCTATTGTCCGGCCTTCTTTTTTAGCAGATTGCTTGATCTTTTCGTAGACATCTATCGGTACAAGAACACTTTTCCACTTGGTTGTATCCATAATTATCTCCTTTTGTAGGATATTATGCGATTTTATATGATATTTCAAGAAAAAGCTTGTATGTTAAGGATTTATTTCGTAAAATTTTAGTTCCTACACACATCACGAAGGCTCAGGTTTACTCCTGAGCCTTTTTTCTTTTGCGGTAAGCTCCATATTCAGCGTCCACTCCGTTCGGGCTGATAATTTCACTTCGTTTGTGTGAATTTAAGGCGTTTACATAAAAATTATAGTATGGAACTGGCACATGACGCTCGTAATCCTTCTCGTTTACGGCTATAGGACAGTCTTCAAATCGTTCTTCACTCATCAGCACCCCCAATGCGAGTTACTGAGGGTGCTTCTAAGGAGGAACTACTTTTAGTTTCGCCCCACGAAGGCCCCACTTCTATGTCCACCTTACTAGGGACACTTAATGGTACGGCACTTTCCATAATATTTGCAACCATTTTTATTTTTTCTTGGCTGTTTGATGAAAAAGCCACCTCATCATGTATTTGTATCAACGGAATGATGCCTTTTTCGTGTATGTTGACCATAGCTTGCTTGGTCATATCAGCCGCTGAGGCCTGTATCAGCCGGTTCAGCGCCTTGTATGTGTACGCTCGCTTCAATCTTGTGGTTGGACCATACTCATTTACAGCTTCTTTGTATGGTAAAGCCTTATTCATAGCAAAACTATCAGGCTCCCATAGGTCAAATCGGCATTTTCTACCCAGAATAGAACGTATTGACCCTGAACTTTCGCGTCCGTTTAGCTTATTCATCACGCCATTCATCAAAAACTTAACGAATGGTACGCGCTCATGGTACTGTTTGATAAGATCTTTGGCTTCATCGACGCCTATATCGAGCTGATCGGACAATTTATTGACGCCCATGCCGTAAATCAGGCCCAGATTGATAGTCTTGGCTTGCTTTCTTGGTATCTTTGCCATCTCTGCAACCATTGTATGGAAATCCATATCAGGGTTTGTGACGTAACCTTGGACAAATTCGTTAACGGACTTGAGTTCATTGCCTAATGATCTGCCATAAGCGTTAGCATAATGCACCAAGATCCGTGGTTCTTGTTGCGAGTAGTCTAAACTACACCACTTTTCGCCTTCTTCGGGTAGAAACAGTGAGCGAATCATCGGACCGAGCTCAGGATCACGGGCCGGTATCTGCTGTAAGTTGGGGTTATTCATGCTGATTCGCCCTGATACAGTACCGCCATCGTCGGATCTGATCTGATTTATGTGCCCATGTATGCGCCCTTGGGGCGTGGTGTACTTCATAATGGTGCTGATAAATGTCCCGTGGGTCTTGTTTAGCTCACGACAGCGCAAGATCAGCTTAGGTAGCTCGTGTGTGTGCTCGGCAAGGAACGCCTTGGTAAAGCTTGGCGCACCTTTTTCAGTCTTAGGATAAGGTAAGCTTACACTATCAAAGGCTTTGGCAAGCGAAGCGGCCGCCCACACTTCTACATTTTCGTTAGTCAGGTCCTTGATGCGCTTATGTACAGCCTTTTCTTCTTTGAGCAGATAATCTCTGGTGCGCTCAACGCGGTCTGTATCTACACGAACACCGCGCCATGTCATGTCAATCAAGACAGGTAGGACTTTCATCTCAAGATCGACAACGGTCTGTATGTCTTCTTGGATCATAAGGTTCTTGAAACAATTCCATAATTCAAGAGTAAGCACAGCGTCAGTTTCTGCATATGGTCCTACATACATGGACGGTAGCTTCCAGAGCTCGCCCTTGGGATCTACACCAAATTCAACTGCTGCTTCGGTCAATCCCTTCTCGGACTTGGTTTTATTGAGATAGTCGTAGGCTAGAGCGTTCAGGCTGAAGCTGAAACGGTTTTCATTTAGCAGAGAAGCTACAACCATAGTATCAATGATACGGCCATTGATTGTAAAACCCGTGCGCCGTAGCCAACCNGCATCGTACTGTGCATTGTGCATGATCTTATCAGCTGGGCACTCACAGACTTTCTTCATCCAGTTATTAACTATACGCTCGTCAAGATTACCCCCGCCAAGATGCTTGATTGGTAGGTAGCCTTTCCAATATTCGGTAGCTACAGCGTAGCCGACAATCTCGCCGTTGCCAGTGGGCCATCCGGGACCGCTCTGCTTAATATCAGGATCTCTGGTCTCGACGTCTATTGCTATTGTGTTGGCACCGGTTATGTCAGGTAGTTCGTGTGGTGGAATCCATTCTGACTTCGGTGTGAACATCGCCATCTGAAGTGTCATATTGTACCTCTATAAGTTTGTTAAGGTACCACTGTGCTTTCTGTAAATCTTGGATACCGTTTTTGTGTCTATAACGCGCTAAGTATTTGAGTATATTACCTTCAAGGTAATAATGAAAGCCCTCAGCTGTAATAGATTCAATCATGTCTATGGTTTCAA